TTTTCATCTTTCTTGCCATAGTTTGTTTTTCCTCCTTAAAGGTATGATGAAAATAATATTTCTAGACACCATGTGTCTAAAAGTCCATATGACATTATAGCATAATCTTCCAATGATGTCTATTTTGATTTTTGTACATTATCACATACAAAGATTACCAGAAAGCAGAAAAAAAGCCAGCCAGATACTCCTTTATGGAGTCTGACCAGCTTTTTTGATTACATTTCCGGCATGAGAACTTCCTGTAGGGATTTTCTCTTAAGCAGTTCCCACACTCCCTGCTGAATCTCACAGAGTTCTCTGTGCATATAGCATGGAAGATGATCTCCCTTTCCATCTGTTGGACACTCATAACCAGAAGCCATACATTCTATAATGAATAAATCCGGGTCAATAGCCTTATATACATCAAACAGAGTCAGTTCACCAAGTGATTTATTCATGGCATATCCGCCATGGACTCCGCGATATCCTTTCACAATACCGGCTTTCTGAAGTTTCTTTAGTATCTTATAGGCAAAGGGAGCGGTAATGGATTCCTTCTCGCAGATTTCATTAACGCTAAGGCGAGTTTCCCCTGACAGTGCCCGAAGAACTCTTGCTGCGTAATCGCACTCTCTTGTAATAAACATGTCTGTACCTTCTCCTTACTGGACACAAATCATACTGATTCTTATATTATGTCCCTTTTCTTCTCTTCCCCTCCCAGTATGTTCAAATTATAGCAATTTTCAACTTCTATTTCAATAGTTTTTTAATTTTTTTAACATTAATTTCACACTATTTTTAGTTATCGACTGTTTTTAGACGTTTATTTATTTCCAGGCAGATTTCTTCCGCTGTCCGATTGTCTGTTTTTATAACAAAGTCTGCAGCAGCTTCATACTTGGGACGCCTTGCCTCCATCAATTCTTTTATGTATTCCGGATTCATATTTTTTTCCAGAAGAGGTCTGTTGTGGCTGCCTTTCACTCTTTCGTAAACAGTCTCTGGTTCTGCTGTCAAAAGAACAATCGTTCCATTCTTCTTCATCTCATCTACATTGCACTGACGCATTACAGTTCCTCCGCCACATGATACTACGATATTATCCATGGCAGAAATTTTTCTTACAAGCTCGGTCTCCAGATTCCGAAAATATTCTTCCCCTTTTTTTTCAAAAATTTCAGGAATGCTCATTCCCTGTTCCTGAACAATCTGCTCATCCATCTCAATTTTGTCAAAACCACATACCTCGTGCAGGCAATTCAGGATCGTACTTTTACCGGTTCCCATAAAACCGGTAAGATATATCTGTTTCTTCGACATAATTTTTCCTCCAGTTAAATGCCAGGAAAACAACACCGTAAACTATCCTCCAGAAAACTTCCGGAGCTTTTATTCCTTCTGACATTATATTCAGCCATTATAACAGCGGCTTTTTTTTTTGTAAAGTCCAAGGTTTTTGGATTTTGTAAGTTTTCTCCATGTTTCTGCTGTAAAACAGCCTTTAAACAAGAAATAATTGTTGCAAATTTGCCAGTTTACGATAAAATGAAAATCGGCTATACTTATTATTATATGTGCATTTATAAGGATAACGTTTTAATTTAGGAGGAAAATATGATTTCAGCAAACAATATTACTTTGCGAGTTGGAAAGAAAGCTCTTTTCGAAGATGTTAATATCAAATTTACAGAAGGAAACTGCTATGGTCTTATTGGAGCCAACGGTGCAGGAAAATCTACATTTCTGAAGATTCTTTCTGGCCAGCTGGAGCCTACCAAGGGCGACATTGTGATCACACCAGGACAGCGTCTCTCTTTTTTACAGCAGGATCACTTCAAATATGATGCCTATACAGTTCTCGACACTGTAATTATGGGTAACCTTCGTCTCTATGAGATCATGAAAGAGAAGGAAGCCATTTACGCCAAGGAGGATTTTACCGACGAAGACGGAATCCGTGCCAGTGAGCTTGAAGGTGAATTCGCAGAGATGAACGGATGGGAGGCAGAATCTGATGCTGCTACTCTTCTGAACGGTCTTGGAATTGACACTGAATTCCACTATGCACAGATGGCTGACCTGACCGGTAGTATGAAAGTCAAGGTTCTTCTTGCACAGGCACTGTTCGGAAATCCTGACATTCTGCTGCTGGATGAGCCTACCAACCATCTGGATCTTCCCGCAATTGAATGGCTTGAAGAATTCCTGATCAATTTTGATAATACTGTTATCGTGGTATCCCATGACCGTTACTTTCTGAACAAGGTTTGTACACAGACTGCTGATATTGATTATGGTAAAATTCAGCTGTACGCAGGTAACTATGATTTCTGGTATGAATCCAGCCAGCTTCTGATCAAGCAGATGAAAGAAGCAAACAAGAAAAAAGAAGAGAAAATTAAAGAGCTCCAGGAATTTATTTCCAGATTCAGTGCTAACGCTTCCAAGTCCAAGCAGGCAACCTCCCGTAAGAGAGCCCTTGAGAAGATCCAGCTGGATGACATGCGTCCTTCCAGCCGTAAATATCCCTACATCGACTTCCGTCCAAACCGTGAAATTGGAAATGAAGTTCTCATGGTCGAAAATCTTTCCAAAACCATTGATGGCGTGAAGGTTCTGGATAACATTTCCTTTACTCTTGGACGTGAGGACAAGGTTGCTTTCGTTGGTGCCAATGAGCAGGCGATCACTACTTTCTTCAAGATCATCACTGGAGAAATGGAACCGGATGAAGGTAATTACAAATGGGGAATCACTACCACCCAGGCTTATTTCCCCAAAGACAATACTCAGGAATTCGATAACGATCTTACGATTACAGACTGGCTGACACAGTATTCTGAGATCAAGGATGCCACTTATGTACGTGGTTTCCTTGGACGTATGCTCTTCCCTGGTGAGGATGGTGTGAAACGTGTCCGCGTACTTTCCGGTGGTGAGAAGGTTCGCTGCCTTCTTTCCAAAATGATGATTTCCGGTGCCAACATCCTGATTCTGGATGAGCCTACCAACCATCTGGACATGGAGTCCATCACTGCATTGAACAACGGTCTGATCAAGTTCCCGGGGGTAATTCTTTTCACCTCTCATGATCATCAGTTTGTTCAGACAACTGCAAACCGTATTATGGAAATCCTTCCAAATGGTACTATGATTGACAAGATCACTACTTATGACGAATATCTTGCAAGTGATGAGATGGCTAAAAAGCGCCATGTCTTTGAGATTACTGAAGAAGACGCTCAGGATAATTAAAACGCGTTTGAAAAGTCTTTCCGCAAGATATACGACGCAAATTTTCCAAACACATTCTTAAAAAGCTCCTCCTGTCAAATCAACTGACAGGAGGAGCTTTTCGCAGATATTGCTGTTTGCTTTTCTAGAGCATGTTTGAAAATGGGTTCAGGGTTTATTTACTGTTTCCTGCATATCCGCTTACCTTGATATAATCAGACGGATAGTAATAAGTTACATTGCCTTTCTTCGTGGTCAGAACACCTGTATAAGATCTTCCGGCAGAGCTCTGTGGAATCAGCATAAAATGATACTTGGTGCTTCCATTGGTAGTCAGATATTTTCTCTTATAGAGTTTGCCGCCCTTCTTATTGGTGTAGCGTCTGAATGCCACATACTTGGACTTGAAGCTGTAATTTTCATAAGAGGTTGTGTTTAATCTGCGATTAATGTTAGCACCCTTTTTAGCCGCAACAATTAATGGTAAAGTAGAAAGATTGCTTCCGGTTCTTGTCATCTTGATCCACTGACCTTTCTTGATGGTCCTTGTGTTCTTCAATGGACTGTGACTGGAACTCTGGTATGCTGCTGTAATCTTGCTCTTGGCATTCGGTGAGGTAATTTTCACGCTAAGCTTCACAGAACCTGATGTAACCTTAAGGCAGGCGATCATTCCCTGATTGGAAGAGGTGCTGCTCTTAATGTATGTGTTGTTAATGATCTGGCCGGAATCTGTTCTGGCGCCCTTCAAAGCTTCTGCTTCTCCGCCATATGCATATACAATATCATATCTGGTGCCGGAACTCTGCGGCTGAATGCGGTAACTGTAATTCGTAATCGCATTTGACTGAATATTGGTATTCAATAAATGAATACATCTGCCTGCTTTTACTGTGATCGGTTTAAACGATTTAGTTGCCGCTGATACCGGCAAGGTACAAAGCATGGTCATAGCAGCCGCTGCGACCCCGATCAATAGTTTCTTAAACTTCTTTCCTTCTCTCATAAATCCTCCTTGCTGCTCGTCTGGCGAGCTTAATATAATACATTTGCTGGTGGCTTTTGCTTACCGAACCCTTATCAGGAACACTTTATCATTTGTTTCTGATTCGCACTGCCGACTGTGCCAGAGTGTGTTTGAAAAAGGCATTTGACATATAGCAGCATGCAGTGTTTTCTTTATAAATATTTTAGCATATTTCGCTTTGTTTTCTGTAAAATATATGTTTCTTACTCTTCTGCTGTGATTGCAGCCAGTTTGCCGCCTGTCACTTTCAGAAGATCCGCTACCGGCACTTTCAAGGTCAGGCCGATTCTCCCCCCGCTTACATAAATTTCCTGAAAATTTCCTGCCGAAGCATCAAAAACCGTGGGAAAAGGTTTCTTCATTCCAATAGGGCTGCAGCCACCGCGAACATAGCCTGTGATCTTCGTAATATCTTTCACATGGATCATATCAACTGCCTTCTCTCCTACTGCTTTGGCAGCTGCCTTACGATCCACTTCTTTCTCAATCGGAACTACAAATACATAATATCCGCCGCTTTTCCCTTCCATCACAAGCGTTTTAAAGGACTGCTCATAAGGTGCTCCTGTAATATCCGCACAATGGATTCCATCAATAAATTCATCACATTCATAAGCAAGTGTTTCATACTTTACCTTCTGTCTGTCCAGCATTCGCATTGCATTTGTCTTTGCTTCTTTTGCCATTTCGGGTCAACCTCCTGTAATGTATTGGCATAGTAAAGTTTTACCATAGAATTATGTTTTCGTCAATGGAATCTGTCGGGCTGATTTTGCCCCAGAAAAAAAGGAGGGCCAGGACTTATCAAAAAGTCCTGGCAAGTATGAAAAAGAAAATATGATCTATACGATTAAAAAGGTTATCGCCTTTGTTTGATTATTAATATACCTGGAATCTGTGATGAAATTGTGAGGGAGATTTGATGGGTTTGTGAAAATTTCTGTGAGTAGAAGTCAAATTTTAGCACCCACATTATATATTATGCATTCAGAATTTCACCCACATTTTGCCCATACGGAATTACTTATGTGAACAGGACGTGGGCAGGGTCTGCGTGTTGACTTTGCGGATAAAAAATGAGCACCCTGTATTTTGTACAGAATGCCCAATTTCATTGCTACATAGCAATTATAGTTTATTCAATTATTAGAACTTACCAGCCTTAGCAGCTTCCTCAACAGAAACTGTAAGCCTTTATTTTACAGCATTATTATAGCTTTTGTTAGTTACTCATATGTTACATATCTCTTCGTATGTTACCTCACTCTGTTTTCGCTATATTAAAATAAGAAGAAAAGCCCTTGCTTTTCTGCGGGCAGCTGCAGGAAAGCAAGGGCTTTTCTCATATCTAAGGGATATATTTAATGTACCAGATTCTTTCTCATCTGTCGAGTTTTATCGTGCGAGATAATGCGACAGATTTCGACATCACAGGTTCTTCACCAGGACTGTGAATCCTGCTGCCTTCAGCTTCTTCACCACTTTGTTGGCAGCCTTCTTTGTTCTGTAGGTGCCAACCTGGACACGGTATGGGACAGAACCGGATACTTTGCGGATACTTGCTGAAAATCCTTTTTTCTTAAGCATTTTCACCATTACATCTGCATTTTCTTTTGTTCCGTAGGCTCCAGCCTGGATGTAATACTTGACGCTACTTTTCTTCTGCAAAAGATTTTTAATCTGATTTTGTGTCTTTTCTCCGGCAAGGGCATCCTCAGTCAGGCCGTTATCCTTCTGGAATGCCTTAACTGCTTTTTCGGTAGCGTTACCGAAGATTCCATCTGCACCTGCTGCTCCGCAGTTATATCCCAGTTTTATAAGATTCTGCTGAAGCTGTTTAACTTCGTCTCCAGAATCTCCCTTTCGAAGATAATTTCGTTTTTCTGGTATACCCATATAATATGCGGTCTTTTCTACAAAAGATGTCCACAGTCCTTCATCCAGGATCCTGCGCGGGCAATGTTTACGTGATGCATCATAGTGACGTTTCAACCGATCCGTTCCCCAACCATACTGTTTCAGCAGAAAAGCAGCCAGTTGTTCTGCCTTGTCTACAGCCACGTAATAATCCGTCTCCGGATTTACACAGATTTCAATATTGATGCTGTTTCGATTTGTGATTCCATACTTGCCTTTTCCATCTCCTACCGCCCAGGCTCCGTCTGAATGCTCCAGGGTCTGGTAAATACTTTTAGAATCCACATAGTAATGCACATTGGCATCCAGGTTTCCATTACTCATGGCTCTTGCGTGAGCGTTTGCATCCGCATCTTTTCCCCAGTTATCTGTCTCATGGATTACCACGTAAGCCGGTTTGTTCTGACCTACATAGCATTTCTTTTTGGTGATCATTTTAATAATATCCATAGTCTTCCTCCACAAAAAATGAGGGCGATCACTCGCCCTCGTCAAAATCTTCTCCATCTTTATTGATTGCCTTGTCTGCCACTTCCAGTCCCTTGATTAAAATCTTCGGAACGTCCACTCCCATCTCCACCAGATTCTCACAAATAGATCTGATCTCATTTACTAACAGGGATGCCAGGACAAAGAAGCCAAGTAATGTGGTAATTCCCAAATCAACGCCAAGCGTCTTTCCAATCTCCACAAACACTGCAGATGCCCCAAAGGCTACCGCAATCATGATCCAGTAAGCCAGTTTTTTCAGTACCCCTTTCCATCCGGCTTTGGAATTTTCCTTGTGTGTCAGTCTGGCTTTCATCCAGCCTGTGATCCAGTCGGCAACATTAAATGCCAGGAACAATGCAAACAGGATCCAGTGCTCTCCAAAGATATAGCTCAATACAGCAACAGCTGCGCCAACAATGGCATTATACGTATCAATCACCTTCATAATTATGTGTTCTCCTTCTTATTATATTATTTTATGGTATAAAAATAAGACCGGTTACACGGTCTCGCCCTGGGTTCGTTCATATAATTTTCATGCCACCTTTCTTTTCAATGCTTCAATTTCTTCGTGCTGCTGCTGGATCGCCTTGATCAGATACGGGATCACAGCTCTTTCATTCCAGTCTTCAATCAATCCGTTCTGGTATCTGGCAGCTAATGGAAGATACTGTTCCACATCCTCTGCGTAAAGCCCTGGAATAGGAACGGCGCTGTCTTTTTCCAGATAGCCAGGCTTATAAACAAAGAACACGGTTGGAAGCTTATACAGATTTTGTATATCATTATCTGTCATGTCCCGGATATGGTTCTTATATCTTCTGGATGAACTGGACAAATAAGAAACCGTAGCCCCATCACTGTCAAAGACCAGGTGTCCTCCAGACGATACATGACCTAATCCGAATATCTTGAATCTCTCCGTACCATCATCGAAACCACTGCTATCTGTATTTACATTTGTGTAAAGATGTAAGCCGTTTTTTACTGTGAGCGCTCCTCCAGTTGAACTTATTTTACATGTTCCGAATTTTAAATATCCATCCGAGTGTATAGTCATCGCATCTATTCCGGCAAAACGTGACTGAATTTTATCGGACGATATCGTCCATCCTCCCAGCGTACCTTTGGTGCTTTTTATACTTCCATCGGTTAAAATGCAAAAATAGCTATTAGCAGTTACCACACCGTTTAAATTGATCTTACTCGCGTTAATGGAAATACTTTCTGCAGACTGGTTGATCTGGGAGATCAGACTGGCCTTGTCTGCCTTTTTGCTCCAGGATGTGGAACTGGTTACAGTGCTGACGATTGCGGAATCTGTGATCTTCAGTGCGGCCTGGGACTTCCAGGTCTCTAGATTTGATATCTTTGTACTGGCGTCGCTCAGCCCCTCCTTAGTTGCATAAGTCTTTGAAACAGATGCTGTGATGGAATCTGCATTCTGCTTAATGGCTGATTCCATAGCGGTTACAGTCGGATACGATTTCAGAAGTTCTTCTGTATTTGCATTCGCAGCTTTTACGGCTGCACTTTGTGCCGCATCCGCATATCCCTTTGCGGATTTATCCGCTGATTGTAAGGCACTGTCCGCATAGTTTTTAGCCTTCTGGTCTGCGCCGGATAGACCAGCTGAGAGATCTGCTCCTGTCGCATAGGTCTTGGAAACGCTAAGTGTTATACTGTCGGCCATTTGCTTGATTGCAGAATTCATGGCTATGGTAGTGGAATAATTCTTCAGTTTATTATCGGTATCAGCTTTTGCATTGGATTCCGCTGCATCTGCCTTGGACGTTGCGTCTTGCTGTGCCTGGCTTATTGCGGTACTTTGTGCAGTGTCTGCATATTTCTTTGCATTGGTGTCAGCTTCTGCCAGTGAAGATTTAACGTTTTGCGTTGTCGCATAAGTCTGTGAGACAGTACTGGACAGCCCATCCACACTTGCTTTAATGGCTGCATTCATTGCAGTAGTCGTGGAATAGTCATTGTTTATCTTGGTGCTAAGACTGGACAGGTTCATCGAAAGTCCATCCAATCCTGCTTTGTAATCTGCTACTTTTGCATCCAGGGAGCTGTATTTACCAGTTACGGTATCATATTTACTGCTGATATCGGAAAACTGCAGCTGAAGGCTGTTTATATCCAGTACGGCTGATGCAAGTTTACTGTACATGGTTGCCTTGCTGTTCTGCAGTTCAATCAATTCTGACTCGCTGATCAGTGCAGAGAGCTTTCCTCTGACTACTTGGACAGCTGTTTCATTTGACTGGAAACGCTTCAGTACATAATCCTGCGAGTATATATTGACTGGTTGTTCGAATAGCATTGGGTTTTTCCTCCTTTCCGGATAAAAATCCATAATAAAAGACACCTTGGGAGATGCCCTTTAGCATGAATTCTTGTTTTACTAAACAATATGGCAATAAAGCTCAAAAAGCTACATACGCTTTAAATGATAATATCAACGATATATTGGTATCTGGCAACTATTGCGAAATTATTCCAGCATGGGGAAATATTGGAGGTTTATACCCTTCTTGGGCTTGGGGTATAGTTCTAACGTCTAAAAATATTGCAAATTTTATTGGAGTCGCTACAGTAAGCAAAAAGCTTGCCGTTGCACAATACAGTAATGGTGCTTGGACAAAAATTATGTAAATGATTATTTCTCTATCCAATTGCCCCATACATCACTTTCTTTTGACCTAAGAAATATTTTTTTATTAACAAGCGTCAAAAATTCTTACATCGCATATTTGGAACCATCAATATACATGGTTCTTAAAATACCATGTTCCCCTGGTGCTGGGCTATTTTGACAATTTCATTTAATTAGAATTGCTCTGGCATTTACTACGTTTGTATTATTCGTATCGATAGTACATGTGAAAGTTTTGGAATTGCTATCCCATTTAGCCTCGTTAGTTTTTGCATTGCTTGAGACAAATGACAGTAGCCCAACTGAAGAATCCGCTGATATTGTGCCGCAAAGTTTCAAGGTAAGCCAACGAAATTTTCCTCTGTTCCTGGTATACAGCCAAATAGTACCTAAGATCATTGGTAGTTATTTCGTGAATTTTCTTATTAATTCCCTGAAATAGTAGTGTAATGCACCGATTGTACGCCAGTAGTGTAGATTCTGCGCAGTTTTCCAAACGCTTACTAGCTATGTACAGCTTTAGGATTCGCTCCCAGTGTCGTTCCGAAGTAACCAGCTGTGTACACTCCTCTCTCACTTCCATCCCGTGAAGATTGATTGCAAGAACGTTTTCCAGTTTCTGAAGCTGTTCGTCAGTAAGGCTATCCTGCATTGCTACAATTACATTTTGAATCAATTTTTCGGTCATAAATGAATACCTCCCTTCCTGATTCCATTATATTTTCTGGTATCAGGAAGGTCTACCCTACAAAGTGCTGACTATATAATATGGCAAAAGCTTAAAATGTAAACGTTTCCCATCACCCTCAAGTGAGACGGATATTTTAGAATACGCATATAATATCGTGCAAACTAACGAGGTGGGTGTTGAAATAATTGGCACTGCAAATGTCACAGATGGCAAAGCCTATGGTTATTCTCCAGGGCTAATATTGCATAACTATGATACTTGTGCAATCTTGCTTGTTAATTTTACAAATGGCAATATACAAACAAATATCTGCACTCGTGCCGGTGGCTGGAAAGGCTGGAAGGAGTTTGCTGGGGTGTAAAATAATTATTTCATTTGAAGCCCATATATGACGATTCTGTTGTTACCTTTAGACTTGTATTTTGCCCAAATATAGTAAGTAATATCCTCAGATACTCTATCAAGTACGTGTGTTAGTACTGTTGGGTATTTTTCACTATTAACAACAATTGTACTTATATTATGGTTTAAATCCGAACCTGCAATTGAAATTCCTACTGACTCTGAAGTATTATAATCGGCTCTTGCTGTAAAGATAAATAAAGTGTTTTTCGGGACTGTAAACGACAATCCTGTATATACGTATTCATTAGCTACTTGAATATCCACACCTTTTTCTTTCGATATAAAAGATGACTTGCCATATAAATAGTTAATGGCTGCCGGTAGCGTCTGGGTTCCACTGTCTAAACCGAAGGTTTGTGAGGTCAATCCATTCAAAATCTGCTTCGTCAAATCCTCCAACGTAATAATCCCACCCTCATTCGTGGTGGGATCGATGAACATCAATTCTTTCCCTGCGGGAATCTGTGTTACTTTTGTGAGGCCGTTTGCGTCCTGGCCGTCTTGTGGTAATGCCATAGCTTAATCTCCTTTCTTCATACCGCATCTACATTCAGATTGACAGCTTTCCCTCCGATCACAAGGAGTTTGCCGCCTACTATGAGCGCTGCAGTCTTGTATGTGGTAAATCGTCCGATCACCACACCGCCAAACATGTAATCTTCATTCTTTACTTTGATACTGTAGCCGTATCCCAGGAAGCTCTCACCGCTTTCGGTCTTTTTACGCCAGGAAAACCATGCTGCCGGATAATTCTTTGTGACCTCGCTTCCATTCTGGTACACAACTGCAGTCACGGTTGTAGTGCCGTCTTCGTTGTCATGATAGCGGACATTGTACAGAAGTGAATTTCCCACCAGACCGTGTAGGTCTGTAGTCGTCTCGGACAGATTCATCTTTAAACCATCCACGCTTGTCTCAATGTTGGCTACTTTCTGGTTTGTCGTGACAATGGCAGCTTTTGCCTGGTCTGCGGTCTTCTGAGCGGCTTTGATATCATCAGCCAGGCCTTCCGCATCCGCAAGGAGCATGACGGTCTGGGTATCTAGGTTCTGGGCTCCGGATGTATCATATAAAGTACAGCGGATCATGTTCACGTCAGCTCCGGAGGGAGCGTATATCTTCATGATCTCAGCAGATGAAGAACCATACTTCAAAACATAGGTCTTTCCATTGTCTTTTGATTCCTCGATCTGAAAAATTCCGGAATAACTGCTGATGATTCCATTGTCATTCTTAAATGCTGAGAAAGTCACGCTTTCCGGAACCAGAGTCTTTCCGTCCTTTTGTTTCCGGATCACCTGGCTGCTGACTCGGAGATCATAGCTGAGACCAATCTTTCCGTCCTTTGCCTTGCTGATGGAAAATCTCTTGGTGATCCAGGAGCCCATTGACTTTACAACAAGCGTTTTACCGCCTACAACAAGCCCTTTTCCACCGACCAGAAGAACTTTCCCTTCCAGTCCGTAAAGCCCCGAAATATCCACGTAGCCGTTGTCAGAAGTCATTGCTGTGACCTGATACGTTCTGGTTTTCGGGTTCCAGGTACCGCTTACACCTTCAGAAGCTTTCACCGTAATCTGGTCAATGTGATCGGAAACATCCGTATCGCCCAGATACACGAAAAAAGTGGTATGACAGCTGCTGTAATCCCCACCGGAACCATCCGTATAGGTATGGACCACATGCGCATCATTGTCCAGGGAAGCCCCGATTGCATCCAGGGTAGAAATCCCGGACAAAGTGTCCAGAGCTTTCTTCGCTGCGTCAGAAGCTGCATTTGCCGTGTTGCTGGCGGCATTTGCGGTACTGACGGCATTGGATGCAGTCGTAGAAGCACTGACAATGTTGGTATTCATCTGGCTGTATAACTGGTTCAGGCTCTGGTTCTGATCGTCAAACCAGATCCGGCTGCTCTTGATACTCTGGGAGCTGCCATTGATAGCTGATACCACCGAAGGGATATCCAGCTTAGTTCCGGCAATGGCTGCGTTATCCGCCACCATCTTATTCACGATCAGACCATCCGCGATAGCTCCAGGCTTCACGCCTGTGGAATCCAAAAGAATCCCTTTTCCGGTCTTATCGAACAGGGAAAAGGTAAAATCACCGTTTGCATCCCTGCCAGCCTGCATCCGGACAGTTCCGTCTGCGTCCCTCCACTGCTGGGTTGCCCCCTGGATCTTAATCCCGCCATCGTCAGATGTGATCATAAATTTATTGGTGGAAATGGTGCCACTTAAAAGATCCCCAACTGAGACCGTCTGCATAACTGCAGTTCTGATCAGTGCCGAGTCAATCACTGCATTCTGGGAAGTAAGGTGGATGTTCTGCAAATCCCCCACACCGGCACCACCTGCAAGCAGCGTTTTGATATTGGCATAATCGTTATCCAGGATATTGATCTTTGCATTGGCGGCAGTAAAATTTGTAGCAGTCAGATCCCTGAAGCTTCCAAACTCTGCATCCAGATTCTGTACCGTAGCATTGACCGCATTCAGATTCTGGATTGTTGCAAATTTCAAATTGGCAGTATCCACATCCAGCTTATTGATCATTGCGTGGTCGATCATCACCAGCTGTGCATAATACCGCTCCATTTCTTTTGTGGTCGGACCTTTCCAGTTCGCATTTGTTTCATCTTCTGATAAACCCACAGACTCCACAGAATCCGTAAAACCGCCATCATACTCCCTTTCCAGTTTCATCAGCGGGACCTTGTAGGAACCCCCTTTTCTGTCTTCCACGGTGAGGACGTCCCAAGGATCCAGCCGTGGGTCTCCCATCATCCGGAGGGAGCCAGGCATATAGGAAAAACCTTTCAGGGAATCCATCACTTTGTCCAGGGTATCCTGTGTCATAAACGGATTGGAAAAGATCACTGCCCTTGGCCCGTCTCCGGATGAAACAGAAACATCTTTCCCCTCTTCGTCCTGGCCAGTGTAACAGGTAAGCTTTTCCACCTGGAACAGGTAATCGTTGTGTTCAAAAGAATCCCAGTATCTGCCGGTGCTGACCGTATACCCGCTGTCCTCGTAGCTGTGCAGTTCAATCTGTCCGTTTCTGTTACATACCGCAAAACAGCCATGAAGCTGTGCTGCGTAAGAAAGGACCTCCCTGCAGCTGTAACCTTTCGGAACCTCCATGGAAATGCCGGAAAGACCATCTGTTACAACCATCACACCTGTGATTTCCTGGATCCTTTTCAGAACAGCCGCCGTATCCGTACTGTCTCCGTCCATAGAGAATGCACGCTCTGTTTTCATCATCCGGTCATAGGCTGTAAACTCAATCTGCTCTTCATTTCTGGATGGTTTTCCAGGCGTGAAATATCCCATGGGGATGTATTCCACCAGACCGTTCACTTCCATTCCGATCTGGACCAGGAGCTCATGCCCCTCAATGGCTTTTCCCGGATCCGGAATTATGATGGTAACGTACTGGCTCACTGTGGAGCCAAGGGAAAAGTCATCCTCCCCTTCTGCTCCGCCAGTAAACTTAATGCTTTTCGCATTTGTTATGGATACATCATCATATGTGATGAGTGCTTTAAAAGTTCGGGAATCCTGTAGTACCAGGTTTCCAAAAGCTTCTGAAGACTGATACACAGGACCACCTCCTACTCAGTCATGATCTCAAGTGTTTCCAGGTCAGCCACTGTCAGGGCATCATAACGTGGATCATCACATTTCTCAATCTCTTCCTCAGAAACAGTATGGATACCAACCTCTGTCTCAATCGCCAGGAGCTCATCCAGGTCTTTTGCAAAGCCCTCTTTGTCCTCGATGGAATACTGCCCATTCTCAACCAGGAACTTTCCATCCTCACCTTTTGCTGCGTATTTCTCAAGCAGTTCCTGGCGCTCTGCATCATAGGCATTGGCTGCATCACTGACTGCTGCCAGGTTCTTCTTGATCGCATAGCCAAGCTTTACCGGCAGCCGCTTCTCCCTTAAGGAAGCACAGCCATTGACAAAATTTAATATGTCTTTATTTTTCAGTTTCATCTGCGGTACCTCCTGTTACACGCTCGTCCTCAGCTGCATAGACTAACTGGTTAAATGCTTCAATATCTTTTCTGCACTCTGTCTTGTTTGTCTCATACAAGTCACGATCCTGGACGGTAATACTGGTGCTTGCGTTCCCAGCTTCCGGGATCTGCGCAGACATGTACACAACAGGTCTGTCATTGATCATGCTGTTGAAATTCATGGATGTTGATTTTGTTCCTTTTAACATTTTGGTTTCCTCCTATTTTTGAATCAGGTCCACAGCCACACCCTGGTACGTCTTCACACCTTTACGGTAGGTATATACAGGGTAGGCTGGAGCGCTTGCATAAAATCTTTTTGTTACTTTGGTATTTGTCCCTGGATCCAGGAAAGTCACATTGAAAAAAGCAGGGGAAACGGCTTTATCAATCACCGCTACCTGCTCTCTTGTCAGCGGCGGCCAGCTGCATTTCAAAGTATATTTAATCGCAATCAGGTCTCCCACCATCTCGCCATTGGCTGCACGTCCGGTATTTTTTGACCATATTTTTTCTTTGGTTACGGTAAGGCCATTCAGCTTAAGACCTGGCATTGGCACTCCATCAATTTCAATATCTGAAGATGTTTTTGTAGTAGTTGTTCCGCTACTTACAAAGTCACTCAACCGACCACCTCCTAACTAAATACCGGTTTCCCAGTAGATTTCTGATACTGCTGTCCCTTTTTTCGGACAATCTTAAACAGCTTGTCTGCATCACCTTCCAGGTAAATATGGATCTCTGCCTCTCTGTCTTTGGACTGCGATCTGCTCTCCAGCGCATTGACCACAGCATCATATACACCGGCACGAATGCCTTCGATAATCTGGTTATTGTTGGCAACGGCATTTTTACTTCCCATCCGGCCGACCAACTCAGGGCCGCTCTCGCGTGCCATGAACATTTCGCCGTTCTCTGGGAAACCGCCTTTGGCATACCAACTCAATCCAAAGCTTGGTGTAGAGAAACTCACAGGACCTACATTGTGTTTATTCCAGGATACGGAAACATGCGGTAGCGGAATATGTACGGAACCAAATCCACTGGCAAAATTCTGAATTGCATTTTTTCCGGTATTGAACAAATCTGGGATTGCATTGCTGATCTTATTTGGAAGATCCTGAAACCAGTCCCCTATGCTGTCCCATTTTTCACTCAATCCATCTTTTAAACCAGATAAAACATTTCCGCCAGTCTCAACCAGCCAGTCTTTGGCATCTGACAGCTTGTCCTTCACCCTTCCTGGAATTTTCCCAATCCAGGTTAAGACAGAACCGATATTATCCTTCAGACCTTTCAGGAGTCCTGAAATAATAAAGCCACCCTGTTCAGCCATAACTGTCGATGGACTGTGAATTCCGAATGCATTTTTGAAACCATCGATAAATGGATCAAAGATATGCTGCTTAATCCAAGTACCGATTTCCTTCACACCATCAACAATACCTTTAAAAATACCTTCGACTACATTTCCACCGCACTCTTCAATCTTCTTCTGGAAATACTGCTTTGCCTCCTGCACTTTTTCGCTGATTACGCCTCCCAAGAAAGCCGCAAGACCTCCAAAGGCCGCACCGATCAGTTCAAAAGTACGGTCTGCGATTCCATTCCAGTCAATTGCCGCAAGACCTTCCCAGACTTTTTCTCCCAGCTGGTACCAGTCAATCCCTTCAAGAGCAGTTATTCCAAAATCCAGCAGACCTTTCAAGCCATCGGAGAATGTATCTCCAATGCCAGCAAAGTCAACCGTCTGGATCGCGCTGTTTACAAATTCAGACAATGCATTACCGGTTCCGATCCAGTCAAAATTCTCTATTGCAGTATGAATAAAACCTATAACTGTATTAATCCCGCTTCCAAGCGAATGCCCTACCAGTCCCCAGTCTGTTGTCTGGATAAATCCGTTCAGTCCATCCGTAATACCTTTTGCAATATTAAAGACCGTCTCATTGATCAGATTCCAGTCAAGACCGCCAAGAGCCCCATTGATACCGTTTCCTACGGCATTTCCAAGGCTCTCCCAGTTGAAATTCTCAGCAAAGGTATTAGCAGTTCCGAATACCGTGTTGATTCCCTGGGATAGCGTATTCCCAACTAAATTCCAGTCCGTAGCCTCTATGAAACCATTCAGGAATGTAGCTGTGCTCTTTGCAATCCGGTTGCAGGTATTCTGAATAGAATCCCATGGAATGTTCTGCAAGGCTGAATTCAGCTTGTGTCCAACAATTCTGCCAATTCCGGTAAAATCAGCATTTCTCCAGGCTTCCTTGATCTGCGCTGCAAGTGCTTTCATTTCGTTTGAAACATTCAGTGTCTCAAACATGTCCTTTCCAGTAAGGCCACCAGTACCGGCACTGTCAGAAGAACTGGAACCGGACGTATCGTCCAGTTTATTGATCTGGTCGAACCCAAGAAGTGTACGCTGCAGCTTTTTATTTGCATCATTTGCCTTGTTGGCGCTCTTTGTGTTCTTGTCAAGACTTGCAGCATAATTCTGGTTCAGCTGTTTGGCTTTGATAAAGGTACTGGCGCCGGTCAAAGCACTGGTAAACTGTCCAATTGCATTTACCACAGAAATGATTTTCTGGATTACTGCATTCAGGATTGGTGCCACAATATTCAGTACCGGTGCAAATGCTGTTGCAAAAGCATTTTTCAGCTGAGTCAAGGAAGACATCAGCATGGAAAGGCTGTTATTGGTATCCCCGCTGTATTGAGACAGATTTTTGAATCCATCCACCAGTGCACTCCGTAGCTTGTTCACCAAGGCAAACAGACTTCGGATTCCCAAGGAATACTTCAGCAGATTTTTCAGTCCGCCGCCAAAGGAACTGCCATTGTCTTTCACTCCACCAGTGAACCGGTTTAGGATAGGAATTCCGCTTGTGAACTTCTGGATCAATGCACCGAATAAACCAGATGTACGTCTGATCACACCGCCTACTTTAGAAAATGCAGAGGTGACTCCGCCAAGGATTCTTACCAGTCCTCCCCAGCCTTTCGAAACTGCTGATGCACCGAGACCTGCTACCTTACCAATGCCACCGACAACTGATTTTCCCAATCCCATTGCCTGCTTTGGAAGAGATACCGGTCTCTCTACATCCGCACCATTTGCTTTCATCTCTGACATCTCAGCCTTATATCCTTCAACGGCATTCTTTGCCTTTTCGATATCATATTGCAATGATTTCCATTCTCGGCTCTGTTCTTTTACACCAAGTGCCTCCAGTTTCTTCTGCTTTTCAAGTAAATCAGCCAAAGCATCTCTTGCCTGGCCTGCTTCCTCCCGAAGCTCCTGAAACTCCTGCGTTGGAACCTTTATCCCGGATTTTACCTGAAAGTCTTTTACCATTCCCTTTAAAGAAACAGAGGACATTGTTTTCCTGATCTTCTGCAACATCCCCTGGATCTGTGAAGTACTTTTCGCAGTGTCCTGTTTGGCACTGTCCAGCGCTTTTTTCAATGGGCTCTTATCCGCTGTCACGGTAACCTTTAAGGTTGCAAGATTCTTATCGTCTGCCATTCATTTCACCTCCTCAGGGCATAAAAACCGGCAGTCGGGTTATAAACCTAACTGCCTTCGTCTGTTTACTTCTGCAATATATGCTTTTCTTCGCTCCCTATAGTCTTCCATCTGCTGTTTCAGCTGATTCTCTTCCCAGGACTTTTTCTCTGCTTCAAAGAAACTGGGATAATAATCCCAGGGATGGGGCATTGCTTCTATATCACCAGCAACAGGTGCCAGGATATTAAGTGCAATCACTTCTGCTATAATGAAATCGTCCTGAATTTTCAGCTTACGTTCCTGCTCTTTCCGTCTGCCGTAGCTTTCCAGCATGTCTATGATCTCATTTACAGAAGAATTCCAAAACAGGTCAATGGAAATACCTGCATCAAGGGCATATGGGTACAACTCGCCCAGAAACTCTGAGGTTGTCTTTACTGGTTCTCCAGCTCCTCCATGATGCTCTGAGCCTGTTTCTCCGGGAAAAAACCCGAAACCACCAGGGTAGGGATTACCACCTTTTCGAACAGATCAACCTGGTTTCCACCTTCCTCTGTCCAGTAATCGTAAATCTTCTGGATATCTGGGTAATCAATCCCATGCTCCCAGGGCTCCATAGCCGCCTGAATAATAGTCAGCATGACCGACAAGGAGGGCATGTCTTCCACCAGGTTCATAATGTTCTGGCGGTATTTGTTTTCCAGTTTTCCGATTGTAGAAGCTTTCAGTTTCAGTCTGTAATCCCTGCCTTTTACTGTCCAGTACCAGAAGGGCTTGCGTTTCTTTTTCTCTTCATCCAGGTTTACAACCTTTTCGTCTTTCATTTCGTCCTTTTCAGATACATCATTTAATCCGCCTAAACTCTCCATCAGCTACCTCCTTATGCCGGATCTACATAATCAATGTCAGACTGAACAATCATGGTCAGCTCGAACTCGATCACGCCGTTGACACCACCTCCAGTACGTTTCACAGAAACCTGGGCATCAAACTGAATCTTGGTACCGTCCGCATCTGTTTCCTCAAAACCTAATACCTCTTTATCCTCTGCTGCCTGTCTCATAACACGGTATGGACTGTCAGCCTTGGTATTATCATATTTGAATTTGTACACCATATCCGGCAAATCGCCGATTCCAAGTTCATACATTTTATGAGGATCTGTAAGAGTTGTATTTTCAACTTTCTCTGGCTCAGAACCAAGTTCCGGAATCTCTTTCAATCCCGGAAGGTCTTTATACGCAGAGCTTGCTTCAGATTTCTTTTTATATCCTAACTTTGCACCATTTGCTAACATGCTTCGTTCTCCTTTCCTAATTCAGCCAGTATACCTGGTCTGAATCCATATCAATAATTCCTTCGTACCTCATCTGCTTATGCTTCATGCCGGATGAATCCGGAACATCTGCACAGCCGATACGCTTTAACCCGAGAGCGGACACAACCTTATCTACAGCAACTGCGGTTGGTGAGGTATTTTTAAGATCCCAGATATCAATGCGGTACCGTACCTTGGATTTATCTTCTCTCATTCCTTCTGCACTTCCACTGCCTTCAAAGACGCTGTTGTCTTCTTCGGTAAACTGAATGGTTGGTTCATTCCCAGCCCACTCTTTCGGGTATGCATCAGACACATGTTCTGAAACAGTGAGCAGCGCCGCGAATACTTCATCTTTTACATTTTTCATTTAATGCTCTCCTTTATGGCAGCTGAAAAATCAGCTTTCATTCCTTCCAGGATCTGATCCTGGCTGTCTTTTAATGCTGGATACATGAATGGATAAGCGGGCTGTCCAGTGCACAGATAAAAGCGTCCGTCTGGAGTATCCATGTAAAACCAGTGGTATTTCTCAGCCACACGCCTATCCACCTGGCTTTCATGGATCCACCAGGGATTCTGCGTATAGGCTGGTGTAATCTCTGGTGAAATGCCTGCATGGTTCTCCTGGCCTTTCGGTCCGGTACCAAATTCCAGATAGGTCGCATAAGGTTTATTTGTCCAACAGACGCCAATTGCCGTATCACCGTTATCCTCCACCTCTGCATAAATGCTCTGCCTGAGTTCCCCTGTATCCACATGTACATTCATAACGGCTGCGCTTCGTACAGTTTGGATAGCATTTCCAACTGCCTTATTCAGATCTACATCTGCCAGCTGATCCAGCTTTATTTCCAGTTCATCCAGACCTTCCGCGCTCATGTCCGTTCCACCTCCAGCGTCAGAAAACGGTATGGTTTAATTGCAACAATCCTGTAATCCGGCTCAGTATTCTCACCAACGAACAGGCAGATTCCATCCAGTTCCATCAGATCAGTACCATTATCCAGAATGTAATGCAACCGTCCATTTTCATCCGGCTTGATGGCATATTCTCCGTTAATTTTCACATTACGGATGTACCCAAGCCGCTGTCCATACTGCTGCGCCTGAACTTTCCCGGAAGCTGGCCAGGACTCTCCAGAAAAGGAGCGGGCAGCACCGTACTCTTCATAAGTGCTGCCCTCATTGTCCTTTTTTACTACCCGTTTTCTATGATAATAAGTCTCAAGTCTGCTTTGTCTTAGTCTCATAGGTTCTGCCTCCTACTCTGGCTAGCCGGAAACGGTTCAGTACATCATAAATCTGCCTGGGAGCATTGTCGAAAGAATAGGACTCACCACCTTCACTTCTGCCTGTCTCGCCCTCTGTTCCCAGACGGTTCAAGGCAATCACTGCAAGATCGCGCACTGCTTTTTCAAGCCCGGTAACAAGCCGGGTCCGGTTGGTATACCCCAGAACAAACGCTTCCGCCTCGTCAATCAACACTCCAATCAGTTTCTCATCATTGTTGCCGGTAAGGATTTTCAAACGCTCTATGGCTTTTGTTTTCTCTTCATCCGTCAATCCAATCACCCTTTCAGGACGCCAAGCAGTTCTTCTTTGCTCAGACTGGAATAGCCGGAAAGACCTTTTTCTTTGGCAACAGCTCGAAGCTCTGCCAGGCCCATGCTGTCAAGGTCTCCAGGAGCTTTTGCCTCTGAGGATTCCTTTTTGGAATCCCCGGAAGTCTCTACCAGCTTATAGCCATCTTTAAGCAGCTGCTCGCATTTGGAAGCATCCACTTCGCGTTCCACATTTTCTCTGATCACTCTCATGCTTTTGCCTCCTTGATATTCACATAAACGGAATCCAGTTTGTTCTCCAGGATCCAGATATCATGGAATCTACGGTAATCCAGCTGCCATGCGTTTAATTTCTGGTTTACTAACGGATCAAAAATTCTCATGACATCCTGTTTTGTGATCGCGATCGGTGTGGTTACCGGGCAGATAAAGAAATTGATATTCTTTGCTGTAGTTCCCTTTTCATAACCGCCCTGTTTCTGTCCCTCTGTCTTTCCATCATTGATCTTGATAGAAGTGTACATACGGTTAGAGGATGTTGGAATAATCGGCACGCGGTCCACAGAAGGAACCTGTGTATCAATGCCGCCTTTGGAAAAGGTTGTCGCAGTGATTTTTCCAGCAAGTTCCAGTTCCAACTCCATGATAAAATCAGTAGTTGCCTGGCATACAAGAGGTCCGGTATAGTTATCCTGTACCGCCTTGATACCTTCTTTAAAAGCTCTGAGCGCAGAAGTTCCAGTGGCTCCCGGAGTGTAGCCATAATCCACCATTCCTGCCTTTTCAGCTGTGATTGCCTCTGTAGCCACTTTAGAGATACGGTAAGCATCAATTTCTGGAACTACGTGCATTCTCTGGAACTCACCCATAACAGCAGACGCTGTTGGAATGAAGTTCGCCTCGTTGATATCCATTGGATCAAGATTGAACAGACGTCCACGATCCTGAGTCATTGTTTTTGTCTGATAATTCAAAGTAACGGAGCCCTGTGTATATCCGTTATCCCTGTCATAATCTCCCATTCCCTGAAGGGACATTTTCGGGATCTTTACTTCATTTCCACCGTTATAGATCACACGTCCCGCATTGGCGTCCATCCATCCGGTTGTTGCTTCCTGTACTGCGACCTTATCCAGCATAGTCATAAATAAGGTTGCAGCTGCTAATGTGTTAATTGCCATAATTTATTCACTCTCCTTTAATTATTGCCCATCATGATGTTATACACCTGCTCTTCCAGGGCTTTCTGTGCGTCACCGCCAGGTGCTTTTTTCGGAGGCTTGCCGCCTTTCAGCTTTTCCTCCACTGCAGTCTCTACAGCTCTCTGGAACACTTCCTTGACTTTCTCCATGGATTTCTTGCAGGTATCAGCGTCCGAATAATCCAGTACCTCTGCAAGTTCCTGGGGAAGCCCGTCACTGGCAAGGGTGTTCTTGGCTTCTGCCATCAGCTCCTTGCGTGTGATTGCTGCCTCTCTGTCGGCAAGTTCCTTTTCTCTTTTCTGCTGCATGTACTGCGCTTTTTCTTCCTTTGTCATCTTTGCCAGCTTCTCGGCTTCGGAAAGCTTATCATCCGCCAGTGCCTGCCACTTCTCCTGGGCTTTTGTCACTGCCGTATTGACCGCCTTCTGGACACGTCTGTCAAACTCTGCCTGATTGCCGCCTGTTTTCAGGAAGTCATCAAAAGATGGAGGTGTGTCTGAACCAGCTCCACCTTCACCGCCTGCGCCTTCTCCATCACCGGATCCACCGCCATTGCCGCCATCAGCCCCAGCGCCGTCTCCTCCTTCTGCAAAAAGCTGCAAGTTCATTGGTACTTTACAAAATGCTTTTATAACTTTATTTCTCATGTCTATCCTTTCCGCCCAGCCTATTCCCTACAGGGCCCGGGCCATTCGTTTCAGATTTTTTAGTTTACCCTCATTTCGGAGCATAAAAATAAGACGCGTCACCCTGCGTCCCAAAGGGAGATAATTGGATCACCTATTCCTTTCTCTGTGCGGTCTTAGCTGGTTCCTTCACGATTTCAGCCATGCCTTCCTTCACCAGGTGATCTGCCCTTGCCTCGTCCACCTCCAGGACGGTACCAGGTTCGATTACCTTGTGCAGACGGATGTCGCTGTAACGCTTGATTGCTTTTATTTTCATGGTCCTCACCTCCTCTTGCGCCGGCGCATTTTTTTAAAAATAAGCACAAAAATAACACGTCTTATGGCGTGCTATCACTGTTTTTATAACTGTATTGATATTTGTTAATCTGAAATTACCTTTTCAACATCATCCACAGTCTTGTCATATAAAGTTTCCCAGTCTTCAGATGAGCTTCCCACATCTACGATCAGAGAACCATCTGGAAATACTTCCATAACGCTTCCAGTTCTTCCGTCCTTCAGGAGGACTGTATCAAACTCTTTGATTTCCATCTAATCCTCCATCCTATGGATTACTTTCACTATATCATCAATAGTTGCATCAATAGTGTCCCAATCAGCAGGCGAATCCCCTACATCTACAAGAAAATGTGTATCATCTAATATTTCGACAATCGCTGCTTCGCGCCCATCTTTTAAAAGCACTGTATCAAATTCTTTTATCTGCATTTACTTCGCCTCCTTAATGTACGCGCTGGTCAACTTTGTTGTGCCATCTGCATTTTTGAGCCATGCTACAATTACATTTGCCGGTGTTCCCTTTTCACCATAAAGGACCATCTTCTGAACATATCTGTCGCCGTATCCGTTATTGTCAACATACTGAGCTGGATACCTTGGCGCACCATCTTTTAATGCTTTTTGCAGCTTCTGCCAATTATCCTTTCCATAGCCCAGGCGGTCTGTGAAGGCTCTGCCCTTAGGATATCCCTTCTCGCTATTTTCATCGAAAAGATATTTTGTAAACTTAGGCTCCGGCAGAATAGCATTTTCCGCATTCGGCAGCTTCAGCTCCGGATGTTCCAGAAGTTCATTTCTTCTCTGATAATCCATTTTCATGAACCTCCACATCTCAGGTTTATTATACTTCATATCCTGGAAGTCTGCAAAAGATTTTGGGACGGTTTTGCCTAAAACTTTCTGATAGCGTTCATACTGCTCCCGGTCAGAAGAACTGTTTTTAATCGCTTTCTCCTGTGCCTCAGCTTTGGCATTCCCTTTCACATATTTCTCATACCACTGGTCATAGGTCATATTTGCTGGTATCAACTCGATACATCCTGTATCCGGGTTATAGGCGTTTTTTTGCATTCGGGCAAGAGTTTCTTCATCAATAATACTAATGGTTGTAGAACGGCACCAGGGGTGCATAGGAGGATAATTCTTTCCAACCATTCTTTCTGCCAAAAGGAAAACCTTCCCATCCAGACTCCGGCAGATCTTGCTTGTTCGCAGATCCAAAGTCGCAAGATACCGATACTTCTCTACGCCGCATTTCTCATAAGCCCTGGCAGTAAACTCACCGGCTACAAAGCAGCTCTCTGTTCTCACCAGGCGCCTTGCCTGGATAGCTCCTGCCCCGAATTTGTTTTCAATGATCTGTGCTGTCTCCCGATCCGTGCGGCCAGTGAGAAGACTGACCAGCATTTCTTCCTTCAATGTCTGAGCCAGATTTTCCGTATTCTTCCATATACGCTTTGAGTAATGCTTTCCAGACCAGTTCATTCGCAGCACCTGATCAACCTGTTTCTGGCTGATATGGGAAAAGCTAAATCCAAGACCGGTACGCTTCTGGATATTGTAAATGGACTGGTAATAAGCCCTTTCTCCCAGATCACGGAGGAAACTGGTGTCAAACTGCTGTTCCTGGTGATAAACGTTTTCCATCAGCTTGTCTACCTGCTGCATAACATCCTGTAGTCTTTCAAGCCTTGCGCGGTACGCCGGAGATTCCAGTTCCTGGACAAGCTCCTGCTTGGTCTTTTCTGAATAATCTTTATTCTTTAATGTCTGCAGAACTTCATCCAGAGAAGTCTTATCCTGTAAGGTATCCAATAACCGGCGGGCTTCTGCCTCTGACAATTTATGCTTTGTCATATACTTTTCAAATATATCTTTCGCAGCGTAAGTCAGATTCATGGAAGCACTTCTGTACACTTTTGCGATCAGATCAGCTGTGGCTTCTGCGTTATCCAGGTTCTTGTATAAGTCCCACACGGCGCGTCTTTCCCAGTAGTTACTCATTCAGCATCATCCTTTTCAGATTTATCTGGTTCCTTCTGATCCGGATTACCATCTTGTGGTGGTGTGTTCTCCTGCATGCCAAAGACCTCCTGCTGCCGTTTCAGGTTCTCTTCTGTCTCTTCATCCAAAGCTTTCAGTTCTTCGTCCACATCATCCACAAATGGTACCTGGGACAGTAGTGTTTTTCTACTTACTTTTCCCCACAGGTTTGCCACAATCTGGGAGATCTCCAACAGATTCTTCGGCAGTGCCCTGGTAAAAGTCATTGTGATTCCGGCCGGATCCACACTCTTGCCATGGAGCTCCAGATAATTGCAAAAAATCCGAATGCGCTTTCTTAAACCTTTTCTGTAATATCTGGTCTTTATCTTGGTGATGTTCTCCATTCCCAGAAGCTTAAACTCCATAGCCACGCCAGACACATTTCCACCAAAGGATTCATCTGACATACAGGGAATATGGGAAAATTTATGAATATCCTGTTCAATAGCTTTTTTTAGGATTTCCACTCCGGATTCATCAAACGTCCTGGTCAGGTACTCTGCCTTAGCTGTATCAGGCATTTCAAGCACCTTGTACTTTTTCAGCCTTTCTTTTGCCTTTTTGATATTCTGATCTTCCTCTTCCGTACCAGATTCATCCTCATCTGAGAGCAACGTGCCATAAATGGCAAGAATGGCATCAATAAACTGCTCCTTGTCTGTAATACGGTCGCTCATCAGTGCGTTGTAAGCGTCGATCAGAGGAATCTGAAGCTCAAAGTCCCCAATGGCAAGCTTATTGTTCAAATACTCAATAATCGGGATTTCTCCCAGGTAATGGGGAACTGGCAGTTCTGTTGTCAGCTGTGGTACTTCATTGTTCTGGATGTCCAGCTCATACTTGTAATTCGGCGTCAGCACGGTTGCTATGTAATGCTCCGGTCCCGTCTCCGAATCATCTTTCCGGACATAATAATAGACAGCAAAGAGCTCGTTTTCCTCTATGCTGTCATCTTTTACCATGAACGTATTTTCCGGGGACAGGTTCTTGGTCAGTAGATTATTCTCATTTTCCTTCACATACACATATTCATAAGCCAAGCCATAGATGGAAAGATCCAGACCATTATCACCGTCAGTCTCATCTGCCCCTGCTGTCTCCAGCGAATCTGTCAAATCCTTTATATCAGCATCTGACTTATAAGTAACCGGATTTCCGATAAAATAACTGCTGGCTGTGTCTGAAATGTCCTTTGCATGGTTGCATACCAGCCTGTTTTCCCGCTTGGCATCTTCCAGGATCTTATGTTTGCCCTGGTAATAAGCCATGTTCTTTTTCAGATCTTCAACCTGGCTGATGTGCTTACTGATTAGCTGACGGATGATCCTTTTGTCCGGTGCCAGCTCGTCAAATTTTTCTCTTGGAATTGTAAATATATACATTGTTCTCACCTACTTATTTCTCGAAGTCTCGCTACCCTGCTGCCAAGCACTGTGCTCACAAAGTAACGTACAGCGTCACAGCTGTGATCGTGCTGCTTAACTGGCTTATCCTCCCCACGTTCCAGGGCTTTTTCATCCCAGATGTAGGAAGCAAATTCTTTTATGGTTTCTGTACAGGAACTGGCGAATTTCAGCAGTTCCAAATTCAGCAGCATTCCCACTAGGCGGATTCCATCCAACACATCATTGTTGGCTTTCAGCACTTTGTACCCGCGCTTGCGGAGCTCTGCAATGAAGGAAGCTGCAGATGGATCCACGATGATTGCTTTTATCTTCGTACCATCCAGCCATTTTTTTAAATCATCTGCATATTCAGAATCTGTTTTCTGTCTGCCTTTATCACGTCCTGAATAGTAATATTCCCGGATACAGTACCAGACTCCATCCCTGCCTTTGTTCCAGAGCAGGAAGACGGTTGCATTCTGAGTACCATAGTCACAGGAAACATAGCGGTTGCCGTTGATCAGAAGCTGAAAGAAATCCTTGATATCGCGGACATGCCTGGCTTCATCAAACATATCATAAATAACGCCCTCGGCTGCTGCCCATAATCCCAGGATGTAACGCTTGAAGAATACGCCAATGTACATGCTGCGGTATCTGGTTTTTACCTCTTCATCCAGGGACAGGTTGTCATCCATGGTAAAATGCAGATACAGAAGCGCTTTCAGTCCTGGATCCTTGCCTTCTGCTTTTGCCTTCTGGCGAATCTTCTCGACCTGTTCTTTTCCCAGATATCCGGTAGACTTGTCAATCCAGTTGACCTTAAACCAGTGATACGGCCCGTCCGGGTTACAGTTAAACCAAAACTTGGAGCCTTTCACAGAGCAACGTCCTGTTGCCTGGTTGACAAAGGATTCCGGCATCAGTGCAACCTCATCAAAGAACACACCAGCCAGTGTAATACCCTGAATAAGATCCTGAGAACGTTCATCTTTACCGCCAAAGATGTAGAAATAGTTTTCAATACTATTCTTCCGCACAACTACCAGGTTGTCTGCTCTGTGATCCGTGATAGAGTAACCTCTTGATCGAAGCATGAGCTTCAGCCAGAACAAAACATTTCGCCGGAAGGAGCCGATTGTCTTTCCGCACATGGCAAAGTTCTGACCTGCAAAGCCGCTCATTGCCCACATAACAAAAGACAGCGACATGCTGACAGTCTTTCCTGATCGGATAGCTCCGTCTGCTATGATTCCATCTTTGTCATGGACTGGGGATTCTTTGCACCACCAGGTCAGTACCTGTTTCTGCTTCTTTGAGAATGGAGAGAAGTGAAATGTCTGGCCGTTCTGTCTGGTTGTCCGGTTCTGCTTCATCTGCTGCAGGCGCTTCTTAAGGCTGCTCAGTTTCTCATACATCCTCATCACCCCAGACATTTTCGGCAGAAGCATTCATGGCTTCCAGGAAGCCGTCATCTGTATCATCCTCGTTCTGTCCATCCTGTTTCAGAAGCTCCAGCTCGAACTTCATAGTTTCAAGCTCCAGATGAGCATCATCATAACCAAATTTATGCAGGGCTTCAATTGCCCTCTGGCGTCTGGCCTGGACTCTGGTCAACGCATCCTCAATGGACTGGATCTGACCAAGGATTCCTTCGTATTCCCTCAGGAGTGTTGGCTTTCCTTTCTCCATTCCATATTTGTACTTTGTAACAGACATTCCGGGAGGTGCTTTTTCAAGCTCATCCTCCCCTTGGTCATCTTCCGGATCCGAAGTCTGCTCCAGGAACTTCAGGGATTCAATCCGCTTTAACATACGCCGTTCCCGGACAGTCAGCAGCTGAATCTCCTGCAGAAGCAGCTGCTCTTTATCTGGCTGTACTGTCTGGATCAGCTTCTGTTCATCTGGTTCTAAGCAATCAAAAAAGAGAGTCTCAAACTCTCCTGTCTTAACTGCATTCTTATTCTCCGGCGGACCGGTTGCATTTTGATTGCCTGGCTGACCGCCCTTTTTCCTTTTTGCAACGTTGCGTTTTTCTTTTGCAACGTTGCAATCCCATTTATATCTATTTTTCCAACTTCGAACAGTACCTTCCGGCAGATTCAGCTGACTTGCAATCTCAACTAATTTCATGCCTTTCAGACACATAGCCTTCGCCTGTTCAATTCTTGGATCCGGCGCTCTGGCCATGTCTCATCACCTCTATTCGTCGTTTTTGGGTACAACAAAAGCAGCCCCGGGGAGCTGCCTTTGTGCTGTGTATGTCTTATACATATCACTACTACTTATTCATATCTGTATCAATAACTTTATATATCTTCTTCAAAATCATAAATAAATTTATAAGTAATAAAAAGAGAAGATAATAAAGGCATATGCTTTGAATTAAACCGTAGGTTTTTACAAAAACATTAAAAAGACAAATAATTAAAATACCAACACTGACTAGTATTGCAAACATAATCGCATAATATGCTCCAATCAATGCTTTTTTTGATGTACGCGCATCCATACTATAATATTCTGGATCTTTTTGAATTTTAGATTTCATATCAATCACTAACATCAAAAGATTAAAAAGCAATGTAGTCAAAATGGATACTACCACAGTGACTGTATTTATTATATTTCCGTCCATTTCATGTTTTAAAGCAGCCACAAT